GCGATCAAGCAAGTCTTTAGCAGCGGACAGCTTTTCTTTCAAGCCAAGTTCTGTCGGGTCGTCAATGCCACTGATGACAGCCATAGCCGCTTTAGGGGCGTGCATAGCAATGTAGAGTTGTGTAGCCTCAATGATGTGCTCCTTAAGCGTTGACATCAACTCTTTAGTCGGATAATTTTTGCTATATCCAGCCATCTCTTTGGCGCGAACAGGACTACCGTTGGCATCACCCAACAGACATTCAATGAATTTGCGCTGTTGTTCGTTAAGTTCTTTTTTCATGTTGTGTAATTACCAAAGTTTTCTTGCGTTCTCACTGTCACTGTAATGGCACTGCTGCCAACAGAGGCAAAGCCTGTAATCTTATCGTTTCGTTCCAGATATAGCGGATTCGTAATTTGAATAATGCTGCGCGGCTTTAGCTCAACAGCATCCATAATATCATACGATGTTGTATTCAAAGCACTATACCATTGCAGCGTTACTCGTACATTTGTGTCGCTACCATTGGAAACAAAAATGCTATCAACATCTGCTTTGAACGCAGAAGGTACGGTATAGATGTCTTGAGGACTCGTTGTCAACACCAACGCTACAGAACGCTTCTTATTTGTTGTCATGTCAAATCCCAGAAAGACATTGATCCAATAGCTGTATGCGTGCCAGATAGTGATCTAATAGCAATGGTATAGATGTCGCTAACACCAGCAAGTGTCCTGCCTAGTTGCAAATCAAAATTATATTCGTTACCATTAGTGGTATTTCCAGAAAGCATGTTTGAAGCAAGTACAAAGTTACGATAGACAGCTCTACCACCTGTCAAACCTGTTGCCGAAATATCAAACTCAACATTGTCGCTTTCTGTTTGTGCCCATGACGGAGAAGTGAGTGTTGCATTTTTAAACAACGCCACTTCGAATGTTACGCTGCTAGCAGATGTTGGAAGAATTGTATATCCATCAGGAACAACAACGCTGTCAAGTCTTGACGGATCAAGGCGAATGGAAACAAGCGGAATCCAGTTTGTACTAATAGAGCCGTTAGCAGCAGTCATCGATGCTGTGTACAAAGCCACTCGACGCTCGTAACCGCCTTCAGAAATGACGGTGGAGCAAATTTGCTTCAGGCTACCGGTAGACGCTGTAGCTGCCGTGTTCGTAATCTCATAGCGAACGGGCAAAATAGCTGTCGTCATATAGACGGTTGACAACGAGTTAGCGTGATTGAATGTATGAGCAACAATGAATTGACCGTTGATGACAAAGCCGCAGCGAACGCTACCGACGCCTAGCCATTCGAAGTCCATCCAAAAGATTTGTGCTTTTGTCGTGTCGAGCGTATATCCGCTTGAGCCTGTACCGTCGAGCTTATCGCCATTCCAATTGCTTTGAGCAATAGCCGTATCAACGACACTGCCCGTAACATAAGAACGACGGACAATGTTAAGTGTGGTGCCATTTCGTTCAAAGAACACTCCGTTCTGTGTAGAGAAATATCCAACTCGGCAACGCATGTTTGATTGCGCCGCACTCATAACAAAAGTGTTCATCACCAACAAGCTTTTGCCGGGTTGATAAGGAAACACACGCTTGCTTTCACGAATCACCTCAGAGCCTGACGAAGTTGTCGTCGTCATCTCCACCGTGCTTTCGTTTGCTAAATAGGAAACAGCACCGCCCGTTGCTGTCGACTCGCTAAACAAATCATTCTTTGCGTAGCGATTTTGACTGTCGAACAGCGTAAACGGCGCTGAAATTCTTGCGCGACCAAATGCGTCAGCAGAAGTACCCCCGATAGTAATTGTGTTACCGTCGGAGGCAATTCGAACAAGTTCAGGATAGTGTGTTATTGACACTTATTTCTTCTTAGCTTTACGAGCTTCAGACAGCGCAATAGCCACTGCCTGCTTTTGACTCTTCACTACAGGAGCCTTCTTACCGGCACCGCTATGCAGAGTACCTTCTTTGTACTCACGCATAACAGTGCCTACTTTGGCTTGTTGCTTTGGGGAAAGCTTTGTTGCCATTTTACTTCTTCTTAGTGGCGCAACCGCCCATAGCCATCTTCGTCTTGCCCTTACTCTTAGCAGGCATGGCAATCATAATGGCAACACCAGCAGCAGCAGGCTTCTTGCCTTTGACGGCACCACCCTTTGCCATTGCCACTTGTCGTACCATTTTGCGGTTAGGAGCCGGGGGAGTACGAGCAGGCGCAGGCACTGCTTGTTGCCGACGAGCAGTAGCAGCAGCGGCGTTTTGAGCAGCATCACCCAGTTGCTTCATTTGTGCAGCTTCCATCATGCGTTGTTTAGCATTCGGAGAGCCACCCATAGATGCCATACCACCCATATTGAATTTCTTAACAGACTTCTTCATTTCTTCATTCCTTTCTTAGACATCACAGGCTTCTTAGGAGCCTTAACGCCTGCATAGACAACCGGGACTTTGCCGCCCACAGCCATCTTCACCTTCTTCTTCACAGCACCGCCCTTATTAAACTCAGACGCCTTCTTACGAGAGTCTTCATCAATGTTTTCCTTCTTGCCTTCACGTACAGACGGCTTCGGGCCTTCTTTAGCCATCTCCGTTGTATATCGCTTACCCTGCCATGTAAAGGTGGCTTTGTCGTCTTTGCGAGCAGCGGCGAAGGCTTCTTTGAAAGACATCTCTTTCTTCTCTTCGCGCTTCGGAGATTCGTCTTCGTCCATCGTCCGAGAAGCAACAGAAACACGCTTGGGCATTGTTTCTTCTTCTTCATTCATTCGACGACGAGTTTCATTGGCACGCTCGTTAGCGGCTGTACCAATAGCAGCACCGGCAACACCGGCAGCGCCAACAGCACCTGCACGACTGCCAGTACGCAACGCAGCCCTACCACCGGCTTCTTGCACGCTCATACGACGCAGAGCAGCACCGGGCTTGTCGTCTTCGGCTTCGGCAGCACGAGCATTCAACGCCTTACGCATCTGAGCAATGTCGCTCTTTGTTTCCTTGACAACATCGTCATCAAGATCAGCCATCAAGCGATTTTTACCTTTGTTGGCAGCACCGCGACGAGTGGCAGCACCAACACCACGACCAATAAGTTTTGCAAGAGCCATTTATTTCTTCCTATATTTCGCTGTCTTTTCTGCGACAGCCTTTGGTTGGGCAACAAATTGTTTACCCTTTTTATCACCGGCAGCTTTAGCTGCGTTGGTAGCCTTCTTCTCAGACTCAGACAAAGCAGACCATGCAGCCTTTGGCAGATAACGACGCTTTCCTTCAGAGGGCTTTCCGCTAGAAGTTGTCCACTCCTGCTTTGTCCATTTCGTCATGGACTTCTGAGCCTCTGTCTTTTCGCCAGTGTAGCCGCCACCTTTGTCTTTATATATTTTACCAGCAAGCTGCATAGCTCGGGCAGAATGTTTACCACCCATCTTTGCCTTCGCTTGAGCCTTGGCAGACTCCCACAACTTTTCGTTGGTGCGCCCCATTATCGCTTCACACTTCCGTCCCGATTGCGAGCCACTGATCTATTTTTACTTGCAGCACGAACTCGTAAATTAGAGCGCTCGTTATTGCCACCATGAGAAAGCGGCGACTTGTGATCAACATCTTTTCCATCACCCTTCCTCACCTTGCCCTCATTCATCAGCGTAGCTCTGGCAGCATTGCGCTGCGCACGCTGTTTAACACGCTGTGGCTTGTCTTCTTTTTCCCATTGCAACTCAGCTTTGTAGTTGCGCTTACCATCTTTCATGAACGGCATATCAGCAATTCCACGCCTTCAGAGACAACGCCTTGCGTGTCGGCTTACCTTTGTCATCCTTCATCGGCCCCGGCATACCACTCATCCGAGCACAGAACGACTTACGACGAGCAGCGTCTTTCTTCGTCTTAGGATTGGGAGCAGGCGGCTTCAAGTTGCCACCAGTTGCTTTGTTATAAGAAGCACGACCTTTAGCATTCAAGCCGCCAGATGCTGCCTTACCCTCTTTGCGCTGCCATGCCGGAGTTTTCATATTTGCGCGTTGTAACAGAAATTAATAGCGTCGTCTATTGATAACACCCTCATGCCAGCCTTCATCACGCATTGCTTTGTCAACAGCCGGTAGAGGAATCAACAAGCCTGTATGTCGCTCTAACGCTGCTCTAACATAATAGACATCGGAGTGATATGCAACCGTCTTTACTTCTTCCTTCTCTTTGAACACCTGTTTCATAGCAACAGCATAATAGCTATGCGGTGGGCTATTAACAAGCTTTCCGAGTTCTTTTCGTGTTTTAAAGCGACTCACATCGTTTCCCTTTCGGGATAACAATGTAAACCAAACAAAGTTGTTTGTCAACAATATTAACAAAAAAGAAGCCCCTAAGAAGGGGCTTAGTTGCTCTATGTAGACTATATAGATCGCTAACATTGCATCAGCGACTTAGAGCGTTGTTGTTATTCTAATGTTATTCTATTAGAGTAATAATGTTTATTACATTAAAGTAATAATGTTTATTCTAATGAAACGCTATTACTAGCGTGTTAAAATTCTATTAACAAGGTATGAAGACTATCTCTACTGTTTGCATGTAATGAAACCTCATCATTGTTCATTAACACTCTATAGATAGACTAAGACTCCTGTTGGAGCCTTTAGAGCCTTGTTAGCTCTTACGACAGCCTTTCGACATTAGGACGCTATCTTCGCCATCCATTTGCGCTGTTTCAATGTCTCTCCCGTGGTAGCGCTTTACGCAGAGTGTTAGCATGTCGCTGTCACTGGCGTGTTGCAGTCGCCACCGTTACCCGTCCGACTGCAATGGTGCCAGTTTTACACAGATGTGGATGTGTTGTCAAGCGCCATAGCTCAAATAGGCTGATGACACCAACACCCTTGCTCGTTAATATGCTTTAAAACGCATAAAGAAGCAATGTTGTTACTACTTTATGCTATATAGCGCATAAAGGGGATGGTGATGGGTGGTGGAAAGTGGTGAAGATTGGCGACACTTGCGTGTGCAACTCGTTGTATTCGTTAGCATGCTAAGTTAGTGACCACTAACAAAGTTAAAAAACCTGATCTGTGTGCGTGCGTGTATATAATAGCGCTGGCACCCCCCAGTGGCCCACGCCCACCCCCGTCGTGCTGCCGCCTGACGCGCACATGATGCATGCGTCGTGATCGCGCATAATGCGCTGCGTCACCCGATCACACTGCGCAGGAATTCCTAAAGGAATCAACGACTTAGCAGCATTCCATAGGAATGAGTGATTCTGTCGTCGGGAAGCAAAAACATCGATGTTAGTGACCACTAACTTAGCGGTGGATCGACAACTAAACCTTCGGTTTACAACATCGATCTTCCCCATTCTCCATCACTCAGAGACATAGTCTCTGCCGATCATCATCACTCTGCCCCATTCTCTGTCGCAGAGACATAGTCTCTGCCGCTCTGCGCTGCGCTGCATCACCCGTCATGCGTTGCGTCACGCTGCATAGCGCTACCCGTCACGCTACAGGCACACCCCCTCGTTCGCGTGTCCACATTACATACACCCGCACAGCGTACGCGCACATGCAACGACTTCGTCGTCACGCGCACATGAGGAAAGCCCCTTCGCTTGACTCGGGTATTGTTTGCCGCTACAGTCTATCCCCATCGACGGCAACACGGGGTTGCAGTCGCTAACGATTCCTGAAAGGAAACACACATGACATACGATTACACGATTACGCTACAGGACAACACTGGTCGTGTTGCCACCCTTTTCATCAATGGTGCATGCATCGATGAGCAAATTGCTGATGACATTCCCGAATGGCTTGCCATTGAAAATGTCGAAAGCAATACTTTCGCTAACGCAATTGCCGAAGGCATCATCGGTGAAAATGCTTGGCTCATTAACCCCGACGAATAACCCCACAGTTGACAGGGGCTTTCGACAGCCCCTACAATTGACCCCATCGACAGCATCCCGCTGTTACATTCCTGAAAGGAAACACCATGCAAGTTCGCAAGTTCAACACCGCTACGTTCTCTGCTTTGCAGAGCTTTGCTGTCACTGTTCAAACCGGTACGTTCTCTGCCATCTTCAACGAAGTTGAATCGATGCGTCAGTCTCCCCTGTTCGCATCGAAGGGATGGCAAGATGCCATCGTCAAGTTCAAGCAAATGCTTGCCGGTGACGTACCCTTCAGCATCTTTGCCAAAGGCAACAGCAAGCTTCCCTTCTATGCTTTCTCTACGTTGCCCGGTGTTACCTGTCCCGGTGCCGGTGAGTGCTTAGCATTCTGCTACAGCTTCAGGGCATGGCGCTATCCGTCAGCGTTTTTCCGTCAGGCACAGAATGCGTACCTGATGCGCTTCGACAAGGGCGCAATCGCATCGGCATTCGATGCCATCGTTGCGAAAAACCCAAAGGGTTTCGATTTCCGCCTCTATGTCGACGGTGACTTTGCTTCGCAAGATGACTTGTCGTTTTGGATGCGTCAGCTTTCGCTGACTCCGTCGGTGCAAGCTTACGGCTACAGCAAGAGCTTCAGCATCTTCGTTGACTACGTCAACGATGGCGGCAAGGTGCCGGTCAACTACAAGTTGAACATCTCTAGCGGTCACAATGCATCCGTTGACGTAGTCGATGCCATCCGTTCGATGCCGTTCGTTCGTGGCGACTTCGTCGCCGTCAGCATCGGTCGTAAGGTGAAGGCGAAGGACTACGGCACGAAGCCGGTGAACGATGCTATCCGTGCTATCTTCGATAGCAAAGTCTTCCCTTGCCCCGGCAAGTGCGGCACATGCACCAATGTGGGTCATGCTTGCGGCAGTGATGCGTTCAAGGGTAAGGTGATCGCTATCGCTGTTCACTAAAAGTGAAGGGGGTGTCAAAGCCCCTACACTTGACAGGGTTTTTATTTTCCGCAACAATCCGTCCCCATCATCAACGCAACAACAGGAGCACAACATGATCGTAACCCGTCAATCCCCGAACGCATACTCTACCGGTGGCGCATCATCCCGCGTCGTTGCCCAATTGTGGATGCAACGCGATAGACGCGAATTGGGCGCAGATTTCGATGAGTACACGGACACTGCGTACTGCCTAGACGCACCGGGCGCTATCCCGTCAGGTGCAACCGAGAACGGGTTGTACAATGTGATTGCACCCACAACGATTAGGCGTGAGTGACATGGTTGTCCCCTTCGGGGGACGCTAACGAAAGACCCCACACTTGACAGGGTTTTTCTTTAGCGGTTACAGTGTAGCCCATCGACACAACGGTGTCGTGCTCTTTAAAAATCGAATACCAGTGTCGGCATGTGTGACAGACATGCTATGGGCTGGCGTGAATGATGCATACGATAAGGCATCATGCGTTGGATAGAGCGCGGCATCTATACCACCTATCCCCCAGTGAGAGTGGGTGCTCTTGCGATAGGGGGTTTTCTTGTGGCGTTGAATGTTTCGACGACACAACAAAGCCGAAAGGATACACAATGGAATACTTTTTCCTGTTCGTCATCGTCAAGCTCATCGTGTTTTGGATGTGGCTTGAACGCGACGCATTCTGACAACCTCTTTCCTGAAAGGAAACACCATGCGAGTTTTCGTTTACTTCAACCTCCATCGTAAATGCCTGAGCGTGAAAGCGCTTGAGGGTGAGCGTAAGGGGCGCGTCATCATGCACGCCGATAGCGTCGAGCTAGTCGATGCGCAGTTTAAGGTGTCGATTGCAGGGCGAGAGCGTGTATTGCGTGAGAAGCGCAAGAATGTGCATGCCGGTGTCGTCGGGACGATGACGAATGCCCCTGCAAATTACTCAACTATTCACATTGCCGAAGCGCTGTACACCCCGGTCAAGTACAATCCGTATCGCTTCGACAGCTTCGTCACGGCAGTGAATGAGACACCCGTCACGACAGCTAAGCGTGCCATCGTTGCATCCATCAACGGACGCGGCGCTATCTATGCCCTCTTTTCCTGAAAGGACACACACATGAAAATGAAATTTCTTGCTGCCGCCCAAGCCTATGCCCTTGAGCGGGGCGACGACGACATGTTCTGCGAACTCTATTGCAACTATCGCAAGAGCATGGACATAAACGACAGCACATGGTATGCGTTGGCGTATCTGTACCGCAACGAAGTTGCCAACAAGATTGAGAAGGAATCGGCACCGGCTTTCATCTAAACCCCTACAGTTGACAGGGACATTATTTCCTGCCACAATGCATCCCATTCCTTCAACGCAACGGAGCAATCTCTATGCGAACACTCACCATCTCCCACCTCCCCGCTGAACCCGGCTATGTGGCAAGCGATTTTGGCCTCGACGACGCAAACGATTGCGTTATCCGAGCATTCGCCAATGTAGGCGTTGACACCTACCCCAACATCCGCAATGCGCTGTTCCGTATGGGGCGCAGGCAATACAAAGGCACGAAGGTTACGACGACGCATGAGTTTGCACGATTGCATGGCGGTGTCTACACTGCTATCGGACAAAGCGGTGCCAAGCGTGAACGCATCCTGAAGTATTACAACTGCGGCGCTGATGCGGTCAACGACAAGGGCTGCACCATTGCGAAGTTGTCCGAGCGTTTCCCGACCGGTCGACACATCGTCAGCGTGAAGGGACATGTGTTCGCTCTCATCAACGGACAGATCATCGACACCCATGCCGGTCGACCCGGCACCCGTGTTATCGGCATCTACTCATTCCCCAACACCTGAAAGGTGACAACATGAAAGTGAACACTAACATCCTCAACGGTGCAGCCCTTGACTGGGCTGTCGAAGAAGCCGAAGGCTTGATGCATTTGTCAGACAACATCATCCCCTACTCAACCGAGTGGGCACACGGTGGCGTCATCATCGAACGGGAAAGAATAACGCTCGACTATCGAGCCGACATCGACAGCGCTCGCCCTTGGATTGCGACGCTGCCATCCGGTGCTGAAGAAGTGGGGGCAGCCCCACTCATTGCATCAATGCGAGTCTATGCAGCCGGTGCATTGGGTGACAGCATCGACATTCCGGAGGAACTGTTATGAAAATACTTGCGTTGTTGTTCTCTCGCTACACTGTCGTCGTCTACTGGGGTGGACGCATCATCAAGCATCGATCATGGACACAGCGTGACGCTGCGGAATGGGCAGCAGCGTATGCTGACGTTGATGCATCACCCTTTGTTCGTCGCCGCTATTAACCTTCGCTTTACTCAACAAATTATTTGCTGCTACACTGGCGGCTCACCAATCCCGAAAGGAAACACAATGAACAAGCTTGCATCTGCACTCGCTGACCTCGGCTCAGTCACGGGTAAGTTCCTCACCATCACATTCGTCACCCTCGACGGACGGACTCGCACCATCAACGGACGAACCGGTGTGCGCAAATATCTGAAGAACGCTGATGCTGTGCGCCGCACACCGTCAGGTGTCATCGTCATGTACGATGTGCAGAAGGGGTGCTACCGTTCGATCCGCAAGGATGCCATCACTGCCGTTCGTATGAACGGTGTTGAAATCGCTGTGGTCAACCTCGACGGACAATGAACGACAAACAATTCTACCTTTCAGGTAGTGAAGAGATGGGCTACAGCGTCATCGATGCGAAGGCAGGTATGCCGCTGTGTGCTCCGAAGGAAACGATGGAGGCAGCGCTCATGTTCGTAATGCAATGGCGACTGCCTCTATCGTCTGCTATGTGGGACAGCGACACCCTGAGTTGGGTCAACATTAACCCCACACTTGACTCGGATAAATAATTTCTGCAACAATGCAACCCTAACGGGCTGCGATAGCAACCCATCGATCAGCAACACGGTGTTGCTGACGACACTCCCGAAAGGAACTACCATGCGTCAATCTCTGATTTTCTCCCGTCGCAACGACAACGCAGCTATGACTGCTGACGACATTCGCCATCGTGCCCCTGCCGTGTTCGAAGACACGAAGGCAGAGCGTTTGACCGAGCGCTATCAATCGCTCAACACCGGCTCGCTCATCCCCGTGTTGGCAGACTACGGCTACTTCCCTGTGCAGGCTGCACAGAAGCGTGCTGCGAAGGGTCAGACCCCTGTGCACAAGGCTCACATGATTGCGTTTGCGAAGCCTACTGACGAAGCCACTGGTGATGTTCGCAGCGAAATCATCATGTACAACAGCCACGATGGTAGCTCTGCCGTGAAGCTGTTTGCCGGTGCCTATCGCTTCATCTGCTCAAACGGTATCGTTGCCGGTGAGGGTCTGAGCCGCAGCATCTACCACACGAAGAAGTCGCTGTCTGACTTCGAAGCTATGCTTCGTGGCGTCATCGACAACCTGCCGTATGTGATGCAGCGTTTCGACTCTGCCCGTCAAGTGCAGCTTGATGCAGCACAGCGTTATGAGCTTGCAAAGCAAGCCGTGATGAAGCGTTGGCAACAGTTCGACAGCACTATCGTCGACGCTGAAGGACGCCCCATCAAGGGCAGCTATGCCATCGACGAAACCATCCGTGGTGCTCTCGGTGTACAGCGTAGCGAGGATGACCTGTCTGATGCCTTCACCGTGTGGAATCGCATCCAAGAGAATGTGCTTCGTGGCAATGTCAACATCAAGTCCATCAGCGACAAGAACATTGGCATCCGCAAGGCACGCCCCATCACCGCAGTGGCAGAGCATGTTCGCATCAACAGCGAGTTGTTCGACCTGCTGCCTGCATAATGCAACGCAACGATGGGCTACCGCTAGTGTGGCCCTTCCCCACCTACAAAGGTGTGCTGCTGCCTGAGTCACAACGACAACGGCAGCAGCGCATATTGCAACAGCGACAGCGCGAACAAAGTAAGCAAGCGCTCGCTAACATGCCAGAGGCTATGCTATGAAACCCACCGTACATTACATCCGTGATAGCCTTCGTCGTGTCAACGACAAGCAAGTCACGGTGTATGCACTCGATCATCCGCGATTGGGATGCGAACGCATCGTCACCTCTGAACTGGTGACGCTGTTGGACGAAGACGATAACTTCGAAACCCTTAACACATTCTATGTTGCAGTCGATGATGACTGCGTCGATGACTACATCAAGGAGTAAACAAATGCGCAAACAATTCACTGTCACCGTCTACAGCGATCCCGGTCATGCATGGGCTAAGGTGAAGAAGTCAGTGCTCACTAACTTAGGCATTGCCGACAAGGTGTCGTCATATTCCTATCAGCGTGGCGACTATGCTTTCCTTGAGGAAGACTATGATTTGTCGTTGCTGATGCAGGCATTTGAAAAGCACGGCACAGCGCTTCGCTTCATCGAAAAGCATACAGACAAAGACAGCCGCATCCGCAACTACGAACGATACAGCGTATGAGTGATGATGACGGGCTTGTTTTTGTCATGATTATCCTCACCCTACCATTCATTTTCAGATTGTTAATATGATGAGCGACGAACAATTGCAAGAGCTTCAACAGCGCAACATGCAGCGTGTCAAAGACGCAATCGAAAAGCTTGGCAACAAATATCTGTGCCATCCTGATAACAGGGTCAAGCGCAAGACACCAACGAATAGGAATCAAAATGATAAGTGATGTAGACCTGCGTGATTGGATACATCTCCAACCAACACCGCTATATTCTGTGCCACGCAACAACTATGTTAAGTGGTGCGACAATTATTTCTTCTTCGATCATCTCGACGGCATGTATAGCGTATGCCTCGACATGATGGGCAAGATAATGCATATACCTGCTGCGGCGCAAGTGACGCCACTTCGAAAACCTCCAAAGGAAAAGGATACACAATGAACCGCGATCAAGTTGTTGGCATGTTTGTTGGTGCGTTTCTGGGCGACATGCTCGGCGCACCGTATGAGTTTCAAGAAGCAATGCGTCCAGATGATGTAGTGCTGACAACTGGTGGGTCACACGATGTTAGCCTCGGTGAGTACACTGATGACGGTGCGCTCACCCTTGCCCTTGCTGAGTCTTACATTGCGTGTAATGGATTCAATGCGCAAGATGCTGCGTTGCGCTTCAAAGATTGGCGCAAGACGGGCAAGTACGGCACCCGCGATTATGTATTTGATGTTGGGCGCACAACAGACGCTGCCATCGACGCTATGCAGCATGACCGACCTTTTGCTTCGACAGGCGGCACACACGATAGCGGCAACGGTAGCCTGATGCGTATTGCTGCCTGCCTTGCTGCTAACCACAACAACAGCATGCAAGCGCTTGCTGACGCTGTTGCTGCTAGCCTGATGACACACGGCAATGCTGACATCCTCAAGTACACTGCTGCATTTGTTTCCGAACTGATGGGGCCGGTACAGCCCCAATTTCATTCGCTGTATTTCAATCCGACAACAAATCCCCGCATCAAGAAAGGGTCAATCATGTACGCTTTCAATGCAGCGCGTCATGCCGTACACTACGGCAGAGGTGATGGCGGCGCTACGCTGCGGCATGCGGTGTCGTATGGATGGGACACCGACACTAACGCTTGCATTGCAGGCATGTGGATCGGTGCGAGGGAGGGCATCGGCTGTTTCCCGCAAGAGTATGTCGATGCGTTGCAAAATAAAAAGCGTATCTTCGAAGTTGCTAACGCTCTGTTCGAGCAAGGAGAAAATAAATGAACCTACGACAAGCAGCGCAGCAGGCGCTTGAGGCGTTGGAGGCAACATGCCCAGAGAACCCGCACAGCCAAGAAGCTCGGGCTATCACCGCCCTCCGCGCCGCGCTTGCGGAGCCTGAGCAGAAGCCGGTGGCCTACTTGTGGCAACACTGCGAGACGGGGCGCACCCGCATTGTGATGCCGGATCAGATCATCACCACTGATGCAACTTGGCTTGTAGTGGGGCCGCTGTATCTCCACCCGCCGCAGCGCACGGAGCCTGAGCAGGAGCCGGTGGCGTGGATTGAACACGGTCTTATAGAAGCCCCAGACGGTCTTGTGTGGGAACGCGGAACCGTTGGGCATTACACACCCCTCTACACCCGCCCCGCCCCGCAGCCTGTGACGCTGACGGATGAGGAAGTCGATAGGGCAATTGAACGCCACGCAGGCGGGCACGACCTGTCAGACGCGGAATATCGCAGCATGGCGAAGGAGGCCGGTTATGTTGCCGCTTGGCAAACCCCGGAAGAAGTTGAGCGCCTTGAACACTTCGCCGCCCTTGT